TCAAGGCTATATTTAAGTCTGAAAATATCAAGATTATTCCAGGCGATTATGATGTTAACATTTGCTCGCGTGGTATTTCGCTCTTTAAAGGCGCTGAAGCTGAATATTGGATTGCTGTTGAATCCCACTCAACTTTTTAAGTTGACTTAAACTTGATGGGAGGGTATAATAACCCTCCCCTTTTTTATGATGGAGATATATTATGAACAAAGATTTCCTTTGGGTTGAGAAGTATCGCCCGAAAACTATTGAAGAAACTATTCTCCCTGCTGATCTCAAGGCAACTTTCCAGCAGTTTGTTGATCAAAAGAATATTCCCAACCTAATTCTATCAGGCTCTGCTGGCGTTGGTAAAACGACAGTAGCACGTGCTATGCTTGAAGAACTTGGTTGTGATTATATCGTTATTAACGGATCTATGAATGGAAACATCGATACCCTGCGTAATGAAATTCTCAACTTCGCCTCCTCTGTATCTCTCGCTGGAGGTCGTAAGTACGTCATCCTTGACGAAGCAGATTACCTTAACGCCAACTCAACTCAACCAGCTCTACGAAATTTTATGGAGGAATTCAGCAAGAATTGCGGGTTCATCCTCACCTGTAATTTTAAGAATAGGATCATCGAACCTCTCCATTCGCGTTGCTCTGTTGTAGAATTTAAGATCAGCAAGAAGGATATGGCAAAGCTTGCCACGCTTTTCTTTAAGCGTGTAAAAGATATTCTAGGTAATGAGAATGTTGACTATGATGCTGCTGTTGTTGCTGAAGTAATCAACAAGCATTTCCCAGATTGGCGCCGAGTGATCAATGAGCTTCAGCGCTATTCAGCTACAGGTAAAATTGACACTGGCATTCTTGCTAATCTAGATGAAGCTTCGTTCAAGCAACTAATTGAATATTTGAAAACTAGAAACTTCACTAGCGCTCGTAAGTGGGTTGGTGAAAATCTTGATGGTGATCAAACAGAATTGTTCCGCAAGCTCTATGATAATGCCTCAGAACTTCTCACTCTCGAAGGCGAAGCCCAGCTGATCCTTCTGCTCGGTCGTTATCAATATCAGGCAGCATTTGTTGCTGATCCAGAAATTAACACGATGGCTTTGTTAACTGAAATCATGACCGATGTGGAGTTCAAGAAGTGAATCCATTCGATTACGTAAACGCTATCTTATATACTAAGAAAGATGTTATGTTGATCGAGGATAATGAGAAAGATTATTCTCCATTTCTTACAAATCGAGCTTTATCATATCATAAGGATAGTATCTTTATCGCCCAGCAAATGAATAATTTGCCTGGACTCGATCGTCGCCTTCAATTTCGTTATTTAATAAATACTGTACGCCCAATGAAAAGAGATAAAAAGCAGTGGGCGAAGCAGAAAGAACATAATGATATTGATGCAGTCAGAGAGTATTTCGGTTACGATTACAAAGAGGCAATAACAGCATTATCCATTCTTTCTAAAGATCAGTTGAAACAAATAAAAAGAAAATTAGAAAAGGGTGGAATATGAATGATCTGTTAGAAACATTAATTGAAGTGAGAATAGCCGAAGAAGAAGATTTCCTCAAGATCAAGGAAACTCTCACCCGTATTGGCGTCGCTTCCCGCAAAGAAAAGAAACTCTATCAATCCTGCCACATTTTTCATAAGCAGGGTAAGTATTACATTGTCCATTTTAAAGAGATGTTTGCTATCGACGGTAAGCCTTCTAACTTCTCTGATGAAGATAAGGGTCGTCGTAACAAGATTATCGAGCTTCTTCAGGACTGGCAATTACTTAAAGTTGTCGAATCTGATAAAATTAAAGACCCACTAGCATCAATGAGCCAGATTAAAATCATCAATCATAAAGAAAAAAATGATTGGACTCTCGAAGCTAAGTATAATATGGGTCGTAAAAAGAAGTAAAGGACATTATATATTATGAAATTTCCGTGGACTGTTCAAAGAAAAATCAATACCCCTGCCGAAGAAAAGCTAGAACAAATCGTAGCATTGTTATTTCCTCCTCTCAAGTTAGAGGAGGAATTTCAAAAAGATGGTACTCCTCTAAAGTATCATGTTGATTATTCAGCTGACTCAAATCTTGACGCCGCTCTTATGGACCTACAAGAAGGTCATAACGATAAGGTTGCTCACGATACAATCAACGATGTTATTGATCGTTTGATCAAGGTCCGAAAATTGTTAGAGGCATACGCTCAGCTCGATCCTGACGCGAAATATATTATCGTCGACAATTTCGGAAAAGATAAAGATATTATCGCCGCTGAAGATTGATGTTGACTTTTTTCTCCAGAAAGGGTATACTATGTATACGATTGGAGAAAAGATATGTCAATGCACATCCTCCCCGCCTACGTAACTACCACGAAAACAACGTTTCGGAAATCGAAACCTAAGCAACTTGACAAACACGATGCTTGGTTGTGGAAACGTGGTTTGCATCCCGAGCAAATTAAAGCCAAAAAAACTGTTGACAAAAACTGGAAAAAAGCGTATACTGAGTCTATGATGGTTGATCGTTCGAACTACGTTTCCGCAGGATTCGGTAATGGTCCGACGAGCAAGCCAGCAGAGAAGGTGTATAGCGGCGAGAGGAAGCTCCTCGGAATCGCTACCATGCACAAGTCTAATATGGTCCCCGTGTTCGCGAAGAGCGACGCAGAGGATATCGCTCGTATGAGGAGAGGTTAATATGGCTAAAGAAGTAGCATTTCTTAAGAAGCTGAAGAAGGTTAACGACGAGTTTACCGTTACCGTTTGCGAGAATGGTTACGTCGTTGCTGTCAGCGGTGAAGATGAATCTGAAACTTGGATCAACACAAAGATTGTCTTTGATGGTGTTGATGAGATGGCTGCATTCATTGCTAAGATCTCCAAGTTGGAGAAGCGATAATGGACCAGCAGGTTCAAATTCAACTTCAAGATATTATGGGTAATTGGCGCACATACAATATTACCCTCAACAATTCTCAGATGATCTTGTCTGAGATGACGCAGCTCGCCAACCAGTTTCCTGGTCAACGTGTGAGAGCTGTGGATATGAATGGCAAAATTGTTGACATTCTCTAAAAAAAGATGTTGACTTTTTTGTTAAATGGTGGTACAATTACTAAATAATGTGAACTCTAGGAGAGATGTTAAATGACTAAGGTTGATAAGGTATTCGAAGCTCTTGTTCTTAACGGTGAAGAACTCACTGCTAAGCAGATCTCTGCACGTTACGGTGTAGCTAATCCACATGATGCTGTTTATCAGCTTCGTATGAATGGCTATTCGATTTACTGTAATGAACGCAAGGATAGCAAGGGTCGCGTGACCAATAAGTACCGTTTCGGTACACCATCACGCAAGGTAATCGCAGCTGGCTACAAAGCCATCGCGATGGGTCTCGTCTAAAGGTTTCCCTTTCTGGGATTTCGAGGCGGGACCGAAAGGCTCCCGCCTTTTTTGTTGTTGACTTTAATGTCAATAACAGGTAGTATAAGAATACGTTGTTTGACATTGTTGGAAACAAGTTGAGGCAATTTCGGTTGTCTCTTCATGGAAGTATCACTGCGGTTCCGCGAAAACCGTAGGTCGTTCGTCTAATGGATAGGATGCGCTTCGCGGTGGAGATATGGGTTCGAGTCCCATACGACACGGTACTTCTTTGTAGAGACAACTGATTAGAAAGGGTGTATGGAAAATTCCAGTGTTCCTGGATAAGCGCACAGTCGATGGGTCCACTGTCTGCAGGCACGGCCAATGCTGAGTTGTAGTTGAAATAGGAGTCATGACCTGAAATAAGACTACAGATTAAAGCGAACGGTATGGTAGTCGATCCATACCCATAACATACATCCTTTCTAATCAGTTTCTCCTCTGATAGCTCAAAGGTAGAGCACTCGACTGATAATCGAGAGACCAAGGATCGATACCTTGTCGGAGGACCATATATAGAATAACGGAGATTAGCGCAGTCTGGTAGCGCATCTGCTTTGGGAGCAGAGGGTCGCAGGTTCGAATCCTGCATCTCCGACCAATCAACGCCTGTTCGATACGTCGACTGGCACCTCCAGCTTCAGGGCTGGAGACTTATACGGAAGTGTGGCAGAGTCTGGCTTATTGCACTTGTCTTGAAAACAAGCGTACGTTAGTAGCGTACCGTGGGTTCAAATCCTACCGCTTCCGCCAAAATACGGTCCACTAGCTCAGTTGGTTAGAGCGCCTGACTCTTAATCAGGATGTCCGCAGTTCGAATCTGCGGTGGACTACCAATAAGAATAACTCGTGTTGGTGTAGCGGTCAAACATACCCGCCTTTCAAGCGTGGAGATCATCGGTTCAAATCCGATACACGGGACCAATAATGCCGCATTCGTCTATCGGTTAAGGACACTTGGTTCTCAACCAAGAGAGAGCAGTTCAACTCTGCTATGCGGCACCAATTTGCTGCCTTGGTATAGCTGGTGCGTACGTGCGTCTGAAGAACGTGAGGACTCTGTTCGATTCAGAGAGGCAGCACCATATAATGGACTCTTAGCGCAATAGGTTAGAGCAACGGACTTTTAATCCGCAGGTTCTGGGTTCGAGTCCCAGAGAGTCCACCATAAATAGATTACACAATGGAGGTTAACAATGAACAAAGTTATTCTTATCAGTTTTGTTGCACTTGGTTTGACAGCTTGTACACCAAGAGAACGTAATCTTGTAGCAGCA